GCGTGTTCTTCGAGTACGATGGGGATAAATTGTATGCTGTGCTACGCAACAGTGTGACTCAGCTACCCGGTGCGGTAACCGTCAACTTCAATAGCTCCCTCGTAGTAGGTGAATTCACAAAGTTCAACAGCCAGCTACAAGCCGGCAACTACATAGTCATTCGTGGGATGTCGTACCGCGTTGCGTTCATAGAGCCCAATTCGGACACGCGACTCTACATTCAACCTCCGTACCGTGGCATTTCAGGGACAGGTGTGATCGTGTCCAAGACCATTGAGCGTAAATATAGCTCATCCTCGTGGTCCGTCGACAAATGCGATGGCACAGGGCCAACCGGATACATCCTTGATGTCACACGTATACAAATGGTGTTCATTGATTATGCGTGGTACGGTGGCGGAAAGGTGCGCTATGGTTTCCGCATGAAGGACGGCGCAATCGCCTATTGCCATGAGATCGTGAACAACAACATGTTGTACGAGTCGTACATGCGTTCCGGTAACTTGCCGGGTCGCTTCGAGGTAGCCACTGGAGACTCACCATCTTATGTGCCCGCGCTCATGCATTGGGGTACTTCGGTCATTATGGACGGGCGCTTCGATGATGACCGCGCGTATCTCTTCACTGCAGCCGGCGCGGCCATTCAGTATCTCGGGGCAGCTCAAACTGTGACATTTAGCTACCGCACCGACAACACCTCTGTTTTTGTTGGGCGCTTCAGCGGTCAAAACTACTTTGATTACCAATCGTATTCGATATATGATCCGGCACAAGGAAAGACAGTCACAGCCTACCGTGTATTTTTGCGCATCGCCGATCAAGCGGGGGCAACTAATGCGGACAAGGCGATTGTTCTCAACAACACGCTAACGTATGTCAAGTCCGGAACGGTGTTGACGGGCTCGGGGGGGCTCCGTGTAGGCACAACCGTAATTGGAACACTTACCGTGACACAGGCCATTAGTGGAACTGCTGGTACAGGTGAAATAACCATGTATATTGACCGCAAGCCAAATTACACAGTGCCAAATACCAATACTGCCGTCTTTACAAATCAGCTTGTGTCCGGTGTGAGCATCACACTTTCATCCGATTTCCCTCCATCCTTCATTCCTTTAGTCAGTATTCGCCTTGCTCCATCCGTTGACAATGGTCGTCCGGGCGCGCTTGGCTCCCGTGAGATCATCAATCGCATGCAGTTGACTCTTGATTCCGTCGGCATTCTTACCACGCACGACGTGGAGATTAAGTTGCTTCTCAATTGTTATCCTTATAACAAAGTGTGGGAGCGAGTTCAACCACCGTCCCTCTCGCAACTTCTATTACACAAGAAAGGTGAGACCATATCAGGTGGTACACAATTCTTCAGCTTCCGTCTTTCCGGTGGCCAAACGGACTCAACAGGTAGACGTGGTACCAACAGCACGACCATTTCGTTGGCCGACCTTGCCACGCTTGGTAACAGCATCATCGGCGGGGATGACATCTTCCCCAACGGCCCTGATCTTCTCACGATTGGCGCAACGATCATTGACAGCTCATCCATATCAGCAACCTCCTCTGCGTCCATCACCGGCCGTATTACGTGGACCGAATCGCAAGCCTAGGGCCTCGATCACCAAAGCAAATACCCCCATTTCTTCTTTTTTCATTTCAAGAATTTTGAACGTAGTCCCTCGAACACTCGAGACACCTAATTCTCTAATAAAGATATAGAGAGGTCACGAGGAACATCACCATCCAAACACATGTCAGCGTCCATGTCCGAGTCCACGTTGGGCCCTGTAATTCTGGGCAAACAATTGCTAGATTTACTGAGCTCAGAAGATTCAAATGTGGCCACCTTTGGAAACACGTCCAACAACTTGATCCTACGCATTTACGACAGCAACCTCCCATACGGCCCCAAGAATTACGCACTTGGTCTCAACAAAAACAACCAAACACACACAACGCTTTACTTGAGCGCAAACACCGCCACCAACACCCGCATTGGCATTGGAACAACAATTGCAAACACAGTCATGGAAGTGACCGGAACGGATGCGCTCCTCATCCCAAAGGGCGACATCGGCCAGCGACCCGACCCAACGGTCACTAAAAAGGGCCACATTCGCTACAATACGGAACTTGATCTCTTCGAAGGATATGGCACGGGTGAGGCATGGGTCTCGTTCGGCGGTGTGAAAAACCGCGATCAATCAACAAAGATAGAGGCTGAACTTGTACCCGGTGCGCTTGACAACAACTTGCGCTTCATCACAAACAACAATGAAGCCATGCGCATCGTGGAATCCGGAAACATAGGCATTGGAACCACCATGGCCAAGGTCCGCCTCGAGATCAATAGCACGGATGCGATGCTCATTCCCCAAGGCACAACTTCACAACGCCCACCTGCGTCCGAGAAGGGCTACGTCCGCTATAACACCACCACAAGCCAGTTCGAGGGGTTCGGCGCAGGGAACACATGGGGCTCCCTTGGAGGCGTGAAGTCCACCGATCAAACCACATACATCAGCGCAGAATTAGCTGCGGGCACCAACGACAGCAACTTGCGATTCTACACGGGCGATGCACAACATATGATCATCACCCGTGCTGGCAACATTGGCATGGGAACAACGAGCCCCGTGACAAACGTACACATGATAGGTGACCTCACGGTCTCGGGAAGCATCCGTGCTGGTGACTACCTTAACCTGTTCGCATCCCAAGACACGTTCGACCGCATCACCATGGATGATATTGACCCAACAACACGCACACGCGCAATCACGACCAACGATCCGAACCCTCAAAATCGCATTTTATACTCATTCACATCCAAGGGAGGTCGATTCTTTGTGAATGCATCCATTCCGTACAAGAACTTGAGTTCTTTGATTGCCATCAATACAGTAAGCTGGGCCAACATTGGGATTTATAAGACATCGGCCGCGGCCTTTACGAACACGACACCTGCCGTACATCTGTCCCCCATGAGCATTCACACGGACGAGACGGAGACAATGACCCATTCGTTCAATTCGTTCGTGGAACACATTGACATCTCGGAGTACGTCGTCGCAATATCAGGCAAAGGCCACGTGCTCGAGTTTGGTGGAACCACATCAGATCACAACTTGTACATCATTCCCATGAAGTCGCTCGGTTACAATGAAACTTACACCACGCGCACTGCTATTCAGCTCAGCCCATTCCGTTTCACCGAGATGCTTGACACGCAAGCAGTTTCCACCTTCCAGCACGACATGACAGGCAACTTTATGGTGACGGGGAGCAACATTGACGTGTACATAAATGGTGTGAAGAAGAGACCCGTGTATCCTTACACCTACCCGGTTCCCCCTGAATACGATTTCACCTATTCATATAGTTATAACCAGCCTGCGAATACAACTTCTCTCAGCATCAACCTTCGCACGGCCATCTCGAGCGCCTTCTATGAGGCCGTCATTTGGCCAACGGCCGTATCAGAAGAGGTATATGCCTCGGGCTATTTCTACCAGAATGCAGCATGGATGGGTAATCTGATAGTTGATCGCGATGTGAACAATCCCCTCCGCGGTAATATTGGCATTGGCACGGCTCCGCAAGACCCATATGCTCTCGCTATCAAAGGCCTCGCAACTATCTCAGGGAACCTTGGGGTTGGCACCACACCCGCAGCATTCATGCTAAACGTTGAAGGCAATGGGCGCTTCGCCCAAAATGTCGGAATTGGCACCACACCCGCAGCATTCATGCTCCACGTAAACGGCAGCGGCCGCTTCGCCCAAAACGTCGGCATCGGCACGGCCATCGCAGGATCGCACATGTTACACGTCAACGGTGGCACATTCCGCGTGAGTACCCCCACGTCCACAGCGACTGCCATCCACACTGCCGAGTTTATCAACACCACCCATAACGCTACCACACCACAACTTCGTTTGGAGGCCACTGGTAACGTGGGCGTTGGAACTGCAACGGCCCTAGGGAAGCTCCACGTCATAGGCGATGTCTTCTCATCATCTTACGCAACCATTGGCAACCGCATTTCGCAACCCACCCTCGGTGCAACCCTCTACAACGCAGTCTACCAATGGGGGGCGGCAGGTACCCCACCAACCAACATTCCTACAAACGCATTTTATCGTGACCCAACATCGTACGAGGCCACGGTAATCCGGCAAGATAACAGCCAGCTCGGTTTGTACGGATTCAAGCCCGCGCTCATACTTTACAATGGAAATGGAACGAACAATACGACCGTCGGACTCGAGTTTGCAAGCTTGGACGCAACCTCGGGTGCAACAAACACATCAAGCGCGCTCGCCGGCATCATTTGTCACAAAGTTGGCAACACGGTAGGAAATATGTCCACCGGAACGATGACATTTTTCACAAAAAACAACGTAACTCGATCCGATGCCATTCACATAATTGAAAACGGCAATGTTGGGATCGGGACCTCATCCGTCAACTACAAGCTTCGCATTGAAGGTCTCACGGGAATCAATAACGATCTTATAGTGTCTGGTGATATCACGGGTTTTGGAAGCGTCTCCGACCAGCGTCTCAAGACGGATGTCACCTCCATTCCCATTGACAAGTCACTTGATAACATTTTAAGACTGCGCCCTGTTACATTCAAGTGGAATGAGAAAGTTTTCAACCCAAACAAGCAAGGATGTCCGGATGTTGGTCTAATTGCGCAAGAAGTGCGCGCAGTCATCCCCTTGGTAACGGAGAACATCAACTTTCCCTCTCAACCCACGGAGTTTCTTGGCATCCAGTACCCCAAGCTCATCCCCTACCTCATCGGTGCGGTCCAAGAGCTCTCTCACCAGATCCAAGTCCTCACCCACCGCGTGTCCGACTTGGAAAGCAAGTCTATCTAACCCATTACCATCTCCACTACCACGACATAAACATGTCACGCAGAAAATAATACATACGATGCGGATATGGTTTCTTCATCCCTACAACAAACATTCCCATACTCTTTAGATCTTGTGCTAATTAATCCATGGCCAACCTTCGCGACACGGCCGGGCCCGAGCTAGGGCTTCTTGAGCTTGAGCTTGAAAATTGTAACCTCCGTTTTGAGGCCGAACCTCGGCCTTGCTCTTGCGAGTTAGATTTTGATTTTGATACCGAAGGCGAAGGGCTTCCCATCATCATTCCCGTCATGCTTACCCTTTCGGATGACAAACTGAGGTCCCTCAAACATGGACGTTTCTCCATACGGATCTCATCGCTGAATTTCTCATACTCTATAATTTTTTCAAGCTCGGCAATGACACCGCTCTGCTCGTCGAGCAAAGGTCGAGTCATTGGGTCATCCACTATCATGCGATCCACGAGCTGGTCGAAATACGGGTTCTTCACGAATGCCCCAAGGTGCTCCATGAGACGTCCTAGCATGTAAACATCCACACGGTCCCATCCCGACTTGACCAATGATTTTGATTGATATTCAGGTGGGTAGTATACCACATGTTCCCCAACGGTAACAAGCGCATTGTCGTCCTCTACCATTCGATTCCTCGCCCCGCCCTCCGCAAAGTCTACATCTTTGACCATGTAGGCGATATCTATGATGCGCGCGATCCCGCCACCGTCGACAACGACATTTTCCCAATGAAGATCTTGATGGACCCAACCAAAGCATTGGATCCATCTCAACGCGTTGGCGAGTTGCAATGCAATCCACAAGGCCATCTTTTTGTCCTCAACGCTACTTCCTACGGCGGAGCGTTTGGACAACCATGCCTTTAACGTCTCGCCGGCATAAGGGTACAAAAGATACGGCCGCCGCATGCCCACGGCGCGCCTCTTGGACGGTGCGGATTGCACACCGGTCGCCGCCCGGGCCACCCCTGGGGTGATAACATCTTCCCCGTGCCCAATAGGCAAAACGATGAATCTCGATGTGAAATTTAGCACATCATCCCCATCGCTCGCCCCCTCGCCTCCCGCCGCGTCGCTTTGCCATTTTTGCCAAACCGCCATTTCTTCTTTAAATTCGCTCACACTCTTGAATGTTTTTTGAACAACCTTCTTACCAGTTTCGGGATCACTTCGCGATGATATGTAAGCGCCCGCTGTTTCTATATTTATAGACATTGCAAAGCCGTCTATAAGGTTAAATGATTTTTAATTGCATCTTCTATTGTAAGAAAGCCGAGAGACGGCATGGAAACGGATGGGGGATATGCTGACAGCTACGCAGGCGACTACGACTCAACGGACGACCCTGGACCGGGACCACAAGCCGGTGGTGCTTTCATCAACTCCGGGACCTATGGATGCGCATTTTCCCCGCCGCTCAAATGTAAGAAGAATACGTTCCATGCGTACCCGCGCGACAACGATACATTTGTTAGCAAGGTGATCGGCAAGGTGTTTTCAGATGCCAACGCGTTCTCCGCAGAACTCGCGGAAATCGAGCGCATCGACCGCTTCGACCCAAGTCACATTTTCACCGTGCCGTTCTTGGGAAACTGTAAGACTCATAAGAACAGTTTCAAGCCATCCGACGAAACGCCCAAGTGCCATCGCCATTTGACCCCCACACGCGCAATCTATAACCAGCTCATGTACGAATATGGAGGCTATGACCTCGCTACGCTTTACGAAAAGCCCGCCAATCAATCCATCGTAATAGACGACCTCGTGCGTGCCTGCTTGCCAATCCTTGAAGGAATATTGCGCATGCAAACTGCCGGCTATGCGCACGCGGACATCAAGCCCCCAAACATGCTCATCGACCCCACAGCGACCCAACAAACACTCAAACTCTATTTGATCGACTTTGGCCTCCTAACACCGCTCAAAGACTTGAAAATACAGTTTTTCCTACACGAGCACCACTACCCTTATTACCCACCAGAGTTCCGCATATTCAACAGCGTGCGCCGAGGTATCTATGAGCACCGGTCAATATTACAAATGTGCTTGGACAACTTTAGCTTTTTCCACACGGGAACCTTCATGCAATGGATCAACAAACGATGGCCACGGTACTTGCTCGAGTTGGACACAGCCGTTCTATTTCTCATCAAAATGCCCTTTCATCAACTCGTTCTAGACTTTGATGACGAGTATGCAAAAAAGGTTGACCTTTATGGCCTTGGAATGAGCATCGTAGAGATCATATTCCGACTTGAGACGACATTTCCAAACCATCTACATGTAAGCTCGTCTGCCTTCCTTGACCGGCTCCTCACTGAAGTTCTCTTTCCCATGATTCACCCAAACGTCTTTTACCGCATTACCGTCCAAGATGCGATTGACCGCATAAAAAAGATATTCCCATCACTATCCATGGCAAAAGCCCAGGCACATGCCCCGCCACGAGCCCACCCCATCAAACCCAAAAAGCCTGTGAAGAGCCATGCTATCAAAGACGGGCACACTGCTCTACCTAATAAGCCAAATGTACCATCGCCAGCCTCACCGGCTTCGCCGACACGCCCGGTATCTATTTCTAAGCAAGAGTGCGCAAAATTGAAAGTAAGTCAAATACGGGAAATGCTTGAAAAGCACCAACTGCCAAAATACGGCACAAAGCAAGTGATGTGCGAAAGACTTGTGGAAGTGCTCCAACACAAGTCTAAAGAGCACAATTCCGCAAAGAAAATTCTCAAGGAGGCCGTTAAGAAGGACAAAAAGAACCGCAAGCAAGGGTCAAAAGAGCCACTGCCAACACCGCCACCGGTCAACTCAACTCAACGGGCCATTGATCGCATTTATACAAAACCATTAACTGATTGTAACAACAGCGACGAAAAGGGCGGATACCCCATCACTGAGCTTCGTGGTATCGCTAAAGACTTGAAGCTCACGCATCAAGGCAAAAGAAAAGAGATATGTAATGAGCTCCTACGATTACGCAAACAATAGCGCGCCAGGAGACACCGCGCCTCGTCTACTTGTCGGCCATGGAGAAATCGCAGTTGTTTGCCTCGCAATAGACCGCAAGCTGAATGTTGAAGGTTGCTAGTTCCGGTGTGAGGGGAGTGTACGGCTCAAAGCTCGAGTTGTACAACTTTACCTCGAAGCGTCGTAGACGTAGCTCTTTGGGTTGGAGCACGTGGGCATAGGGATCTTTCCAAAAGTCCTTGACAACGTTTGGATAGATGTCATCGCCTTGGACGCGCGAGAAAATAGGCACGTTATTATTTTTGGCCGTTTTGATGTTCTCAAAGCCGTTCAAGTACAAAAAGAGGCCTTGTCCCGTCGAAACGCGGATTGGGAGTTGTGCACCGTTGATCTCGATTTGCCCAACGTTCTCTGCGTTTTCGTAAAAGGCACTCGCGAGCGGGCGGATGGCCACGACGTTCTTAAGCTCGGTTGGCAATGTCACCGTGAAATTCGTGACGGATTGACTAGCCGAGTCCTTGTCCCTGTCAGACAGATAGACTTGGTGAATCTTATAGCGACAGTCCCAGTGGCTCATACGATATCTTATAGACTATTACTATAATTCAATAAGGAAATATCCTTATACCTCGAGCCTAGCGAGCTCGCGGGCCTAACGGTATTTGATGATATGCGTCAGGCGCGTATAAGAATGAAGCAAGGGAACCCTCGCATTTGCTAGCGATGGATTACCGCCAGCTGTAAGCGTGTTCCCGCCGAAGCCAACAGGGGTGGCCACAACATCAGGGGCCGTGCCTTGACCAAGCGAGGACAATAGATTGTTGTCGTACGTTTTATTCTCACCCGAAATGGTGCATCTAACAAGGCCAATAGTGTTCGCTGTTTCCGTGATAGTGTGAGTGTGCGGGGGCAAGTTCAAATTGGTCAATAAAACATCGTTGTTGCCCGTCGTCGCACCTAATGCCCGCGTAGAAACTCCACCACGCCCGCCCACCCCTGCGCCCATGACCGTCCGCCCTGTTATGTTCGGAATATTGAAAGTCGTCGAACCATTTCCAGTCCCGTATGTCGTGCCAATAACCGAAAATAGGGCGCTATACGTAATTCTATTGTAGGCCGTTCCATCACAAAATAGGTAATCGCTCGGTGGCGAGGTAATCCCAGCGTAAGGAAACGTGGTCCCTATAGGAATGAGCGTATTTCCGGAGACCAATACGTTGGAGCCCGCCGATACATTGGCATGAAAGTTGACGGTCTTGTAGCCGGAGGAGTGGGATATATTTTTGTTTCCAATCCAAATCCCTTCATCCGAGGTGAACAAGCCTTTCCACGCTCGGTTTTCTGCTCCAACAGAGCCACTATTGGAAGCGCTTGGCACCCAATCCACCCGAGCTTCAACGACATTCGAACACAATCTCAAACGCGTGAATTGCGAAAAAACGTTGTCCACACGCTCGTCTATGCGATCGTTATTCAGTAAATACTGTGCCCCGCCGCCGTGCACTTGAAAGACATGCTCGTCCGCCTCGTAAAAAAGATTGCTCGATTCTGAAATAAGCAACATACGACCTATAGCGCTACGGTTACTTATATATACGGTTTTACGTTTTTATTAGAAAATTTACGATAATGTACGGGTGAAGGATGGAAAACGGATCCGCCCCGGACGAGTTGCCCTCAAATGATGTCGAATATCCAAAACCCTTGGGTGCTATTCTAAGATCCCATGTATATGTGTCGGTTCCCGCTGCAACGCACCTTGGAGCATCTGATCGGCGCACAAGCCCATATCCTCCCGGCGCAACGTTGATGTCGTTACCCGGAGCAAAAGCCACTGTATGTGAATGTTGTGGCATCGTCGTGTCAACCACAAGCGTGTGTTCATGCGATCCTCCCGACACCGTGCCAATGCCCACACCATTCCCAGCGGTCCCTAACGGCGACCTACTTCCCAAATTTGGAATATTGAAAGTACTCACACCGTCTCCGCTTCCATAAGTCACCCCAACAATGCTAAAGAGACGTGAAAAGGTACTTCGGCTACATACCCGGCCGTCGCATGGTAAGTAGCCCCGTATTTGGAAATCGTTATTGCTCACGGTCGCATCCACCAACCCACCATATGCAACTAAGACACCTGGCGGAATCAAATAACGCAACGGATCACTACCCATTGCGCTCGTTCGATTAGAAAAGACGTGGTCGCGAAAGTTTTCGAGATTCATCGTTTTGTTTGTTCGGGCCGTTTTCACGGTTTTGTCGTATAAAATCGCCCCATCGCCGATGTTTAGCACGTTGCTCGACAAAATGATGCGCTTCCACGGGACTAAGCTAGATCCAAAGTCAATGGTGCTATCCGCATAGACCGTCAAAGGGACGTGGCACACAAGGTTGGACATTGCTGGAGAATTCGTGATGGTCAAGATGTTGCTCGCACCGGAAATACGGTTCTCGAGCCCATGAATGCTGATATCATGGTTTGATGAGCTATAGAAGACGTGTTTATTTGTGACAAAGTGCGCTTGGCCTTTGTTGATTTCAAAAGCAATCATGTCCACAAGTGACGTATTAGTATTTGATAATAAAATTTGTACAGATAACCGGATGTACGACGCTGAACGCTGTGGCCGTTCCCGTAGATCCTGTGGTAATACTAAAGCCTTGAATATCGGTAGTGAGGTCAGGCTCGGACCCTGAGCCAACCGTGTCGAACCTCACATCACGCTTATTGAAACTCGAAATAGTTCCCGCATCAGCGGCGCGTGTTGCAAGCCCGAACGTACCTGCGGGCACACTTCCTTGTGTCTTCAAAATGAAGGTGTGGTTGTGGCTAGGTAGATTTAATAGGCCAAGGGTGACGTTTTCCGCGCCTCCATAGTTTTCATCCACCACCTCGGAAATCCCACCATCCCCCCAGACCGCCCCCAAAGGAGAGCGCCCGCGAAAATCCGGCACTACAAACGACAAAGAGTCAATGGCCGATGTCCCGTACCGATCTTCGATGACCGCATACAGTTCGGGAAAGTCAAACTTGGATTTCGTTGCACCGTCGCACCAAAGAAACCCTGGGGGAGGCAAGCCCGCCACTCCGCCCCCCGCAAACGGCAAGATGCTTCCCACCGGCAAGAAGTCGTTTGAATTGTCAATGGAGAGACGATCAACGTTCACATTTGCTTCAATGCGGATGGAGTCCGTCAAAGCTTCTTTGAACACCTCAAGCCCATCCATTAACAATCGGTCCGTGTGAACGGCCTTGAAACGCATGTCACGTTTTGCCAAATCCATGAGACCATTGCTAATAGGAATCACGTCAACGAAGCTCACAACATTGCTCGTCGTCACATGTAATATCGGCGGAAACACGTCACGTGCGAGATTGCTTTGAATTGTGCTCACGTTTGAATGAATCGCCACGCCATGATTGAGATGTAATGTATGTGAGTTTGCCGTGACATAGAATATTTGATTGCTTGTTGGACGCATCAAAATGGTCGAAATATCCTTATCATAGGCATTTTGTCCCGACATGCCCGACAAACAAGCCACCGCCTCTTAATGTGTAAGAAAGACAAGAAAAAGAACAAAAACCAACCCCAAACCCACCCAAAACCCTACGATTTGTAATCGTGATTGAACATATTTACTTTGGCCTTACACACCCTAAACAGGCCACCAGCCATGCCGTCTCCACCGTCTCCGCCGTCTACGAACAAACCGTTCGCATCGATCATTTGAACATCGTATTCCCACTCACGGCCCACTTCTTCCATAACTAGATTTCCATCCCCATCGCGCACGAACTCCGTAACTATTTCCTTTGTCTCAATTTGTTTTTGTGCTTCAATGTAATCAATGATGTCCCCCTTGTTATTATAGATTGCCCGTTTCTCGACCTCAACCTCTTCCATCTCAACCACGCCTTCAACTATCTCGCCAATGTAGCGTTGACTATTAGCATCCAATGTGTACTTCAATGAGTACTTTCGAAGTGTCTTTTTAACAACAACTAGCGAGAGAACAGCGCGCTCTTGTGACACCTGAACAGGGCGCTCCACCGGCAAACTCCGGGGCATGAACGTTCGCGCCTCGCACATTTCGCCCACCACCCCGCTCCCAAACCCGCGGACGACCGACCTTTCGTAAAAGTTTGGGAAGCGAGACGATCGAACGATGTAGTCACCTGCCTCCAACGGTCCTTCCGTATCCACAACAAAAACCTCGCAACCCTCCAAAACGTACAATGTGTAACCGCGTGCTTCCCGTGCAACTGCCAATTCGCACATAACTCGTTGGTAGTTTGCGTAGCCGCGGATCTTCACTTCCATTGCTACATCCACTCGAACGTTCGCCGCTTCCCCGCCCGCCCCCTCCTGCTCCGCCACCGCCACCGCGTATCCTTCTTCATCGTAAAGTAAATCTCCAGGTACAAGACAAATCTTGTAAAGCCCGATGCTCATAAACTTTGCAAGCAACTTCGCCTTTGACTCCTACCATCATCAAGCATTTTTCTAATTGAAGGCACAAAACCCCAAAGGGCCCGTGTTTTGGCTTTTTGCTTTTACTTTTGTTGTACTATTTTTCCTTTTAGATTTGGTTTTCCACGCAATCGTCAATCATCTTCAACAGCTCCTCGGCAATGACGTACTGTAGCAAGAAGTGCTTTTCGATGCCGGGAATGTTTTTGAAACGCTCAATCTGCACTGCCCACTCCGAAAGGGCAAGCAAGTCCTCCTTGCTCGCACTCTCATTCGACTTATTCAGCTTCCGAACGCAATCCAGCGCTTCCTGCATCATGTCCATGCACCCCCCTAGGGGGCGCTCGGCCACCTCACGGTAGATCCGCTCCCGGATGATGGAACCGCGAGTGCTCACCATTGTGGACCGGCGGGCGGAGCGAACGAGACGGAGAAAAGGCTTCGAGTAGGCTCTTTCTTGCTTTTTCCTTGCGTTCTGCTGTAGCGTACTGATTTAAATTTGAATGCACGTCATTTTTTCGAATTTTTTTCGAATTTTCCGACTAAATCTTTCTCACTTTTGCGGAGCTTCCGGCCACACCACCAGCAGAGGGTCGTAAGTGGACTTGGGGAGCTCGCGAAGACCGTGGCGGTACAAGTTCCACGCAGCCCGTTGCGCTTCGGTAAACGTTGCTTGGGCATCCTCGGCTTGCGTCCAATCGGATTGGGTCAGCGCAAACGCACGCTTTCGGCGGAGCTCTTTCCATGCGTACGCCTTGCTTTGGTCGTACACAATCTCGATCCCGCCGCCTGTCTTCCGCCGCCCGCGGACGCTCATTGGGTTCAAAGTCGGAGGCACTAGGAACTCGTTGTCTTGGTACAAAATGAGATCTTGATCAACCGTCAACTCGCGCTCGGTGACGTGTTGAACGGACAAATCATCCATATTAAGAGCGACGACGTAAACGATCATACTTCTACAAATACTCTACAATACACATGTAAGTTAAAATGCAAGAAATACACAAACGGTTTAAGGGCAACCTGTTCTAACCCGTATATACAGCCATGGAACCCATTGCGCCCTCCGATTCTCCCGCTCCCGCTCCCGCCGACCGTCGCAAAACCATTGTTGTGGCCCTACCTGGTCGCGAGTTCAGTGGCAACTTCCTCGTGGCATGGACGCGCACCATCACGCACCTTTATCAACTCAACTACACCGTCATCCTCCTAAACCGCTTCAGTAGCTTCGTGAGCTTTTCACGCATGCAAACGCTCGGCCTTGATGTGCTCCGCGGTGCTGACCAAAAGCCCTTTGGTGGCAAACTCGATTACGACGTATGGCTCACTATTGACAGCGATGTCATCTTCACCCCCGAGCAAATCATCGAGCTCATTGAGAACACCGAGATTCACCCGGTGGTATCCGGCCTTTACCGCATGGCCGATCTCACTCATTTCCCGGCCATCAAGGAGTGGGACGAGGACTTCTTCGGCAAGCACGGTACCTTCAAGTTCCTAACTCCCGAGGACGTGGAGACGTGGAAGGCCACCACATCACAAAAATTCATGCCCGTCGTCTACAACGGCATGGGATTCTTTGCTTGCCGTAAGGGTGTCATCGAACAACTACAATACCCCTACTTTTGGGCACCTCTTCAAGAGATCCAAACACCTGAGGGCGTTCTTCTCCGCGACATGTGCTCGGAGGACGTTGCTTTCTGCAAGAACCTCAAGGCCGCCGGATTTGCCGTAATGGTCAACACGGAAATTCGCGTTGGCCATGAAAAAATGCTTACAATCTAATCTCTAATCGCCTATGCCCGCGACCGCTTTGGTTTTCCCGTCACCTCTTTCTTTTTCCCCCGTCCGCTGAGTCCGCCACCCGTTCTAGACTGCATATGCGGTGGCACCGTTACTTTGTTGATCAATGACAGCGAAGTGTTGTCCATGATCTTCATGTTTTTCTCCATTTCTTCCATTTGTGCCCGCATTTGTTTTTTCTCGACCTTGTAAACCTTCAAGTGTTCTATAACGTCCTTCAAATACGTACGCATGTTTCCATACATCACATCGTGCGCATTTCCATCCTCGAATAGGGTGTCGTACTTGGTATGAAGCTCGTACACTTGGATCGCCGTGGGAGCCAAACCCATGCGCACTACGTCTTCTTCTTTTTCACGGAATGACTTGACATGCTTAGCTATCTCCTTGTGGTTTAACAAAAGTCCTTGGCGTTTCTCTTTCAAGGTCGCCAGGTTTTCGAGTTCTTCGTGAATATTGTCTATCAATCCGTCAATGTTGTCTTTCATCAAGTCAAGAGTCCTACATTAGCCATCGGCATTTTTTTCCATTTCCTTGTAAAGTGACTCGACAACGTGCTAGTGTACGATAAATGGCATCTCAATGTATCTGTGTTTAGGTATGTGTTCCGCAACTTCACGACGGCTCGCACATACTCTTGTTTTAATTTTTAAGACACCAACTATTTGAGCATGGGTAGGACCTCGGTGTATGCTTTTCTTTGGGGCTAGCATTTGGAGCGCGCGAGATCCAAGAAAATTAAAGAAGACGTTTCTATCAGAAAATGCGTATAATCGCATTTGGAGATTCAAATACATTTGGTCATGGCCAATTCGACTGTTCAAACAAACACATTTTGAATCGCGCAATGCGCGCCGCTAATCGGCACGCCAGTGCCGCTGACCGTCGCGATGGTCCCTCCCTAAACACGGATATAGAGCCTGTAGTTGGCAATCAAAGACCTAGTAAATTTGCCTGGCCATTTCGTTTAAGCTTATTGGCTAATTGTAAAGTTATTAATAAGGGTGTTCCGGGAGCTAGTGCGCTTCTTATCGCACATACCATAAGAAACTTTTCGTATGAGCCCGGTGACATTGTTGTTGTGTTGTGGACATATATTGCACGGTCTACAATATTTTATGACAATAATTCATTTGCTCTTATTATGCCGGCGCTTCTTCATAAAACCGCTCAAAAACTGTATTCTATACTTCCCGATTACGACTTCCATTACAAAAGTATCTGTGCAATGGAACATGCGCATTTGTGGTTACACCATCGTAACATTAACTTCAATAATTGGGTAGTATGTAACGAAGCTTCTGAATTTGACTATTATCGAATGGGCCAAAATAGTGCAACATTTATGGATTTTCATATGGACAAGGCGCCCGATGAAGTTCATGCTGGACCATTGTCACAACTATTATTTGCAGAGCATGTTTATGATAAATTATGTAAAGACGGTCACATTGTACATACTTGAAAACTCTTTTGCATCGGTTTCCGTATTGCATATAGGTTTCCCTTTTATATTAAGAGACGTATTAAGCAACATTGGACAACCCGTTGTTTCATACCACCTCTCCAAAAGCTGTCGAAATCCACTTCCGTCTTTTGGTACTGTTTGAACGCGACTTGTGCCATCAACATGAATAATAGCAGGGTACAGTTCAGGGCTTTTACATTTTGCAATGAATGACATAAATTGGCTTGACCTTGAATGCATTACAAAATAGTTTAATGCGTGCTCTTCAAGGATAGCTGGCGAAAATGGTCGAAACATTTGGCGTTTTTTTATGGAGTTCACACGGTCCTTTATCTGTACCCCGCGAGGGTCAGCAAGTAAAGACCTATTGCCTAAGGCACGAGGTCCGAATTCAGCTGCACCGTTAGCAACTCCACATATACCTTGAACTAGTAACTCTTGAAGAACCGCATCAACAGGGTATGGTCCTTTTATAACATAGCCCCACATGCAATGATTCCACTCAATGTGCTGCTTTAGATAAGCGAGAACAGCCCCAACTGACGAACCTGCATCCCCTGGATTTGGATATACCCACATTTGGTTCCAATCACTAGCAATAACGCTATTTGCAACGCAGTTTAGAGCACAACCTCCTACAAATACCAAATTTTTTGATGGAAGGTTCACACGCGCCCAGTCACTTATTTTTACAAGCATTCGAGTAAACACACATTGAGTTGCAGCTGCAATATCAAAATAGTCATTTTCTGCAACTAATTCGTGGTTATATCCACTACAACCACGATGAAAGTTATATTTTTGGCGAATGCATGGCAATGATGCTTTATCTGCGAAAAATGTAGAATACATCTCATTTTCGAACCTTCTCGGGTCTCCGTAAGCAGACATTCCCATCAAAATGTACTCGTCCTCATTGGGTTTTAGTTTTACCCGTTGTGTCATTGCAGAATAAAAAAGCCCCATGCTATCTGGGTAGTTATGACTATATATTTTTTGAAGGTGATTTCCATTACCTTTCCATATTGTCATTGTCTCAAGCTCGCCGATGCTATCCATGACAATAACGGTTGCATCACGGAAGCCACTCGTAAAGAATCCGGCAGCAGCATGACTATGATGATGTGAAATATATTTGATAGGCGCGTCAATACCCCATTTTGACTTCAGTTCATGTGCAATTCTTAAGTCATTCCAATGCCAACGTTGACCTGCAAGGCATTGTCTTACAAGTTTTAGCCATGGTTTTTCATACCAAACTACTTGAGAAGGCTTTCCCCATCGTAGAGCATATTGAATAATATCATGATTAAGATTAGGATCGTTTTTGATTCCGCTGAAGCGTTCAGTATGACTCGCAAACACTAGCTTTCCGCCAATAAATACCGCAACCGAGGCATCATGGCTATTCGCGACTACACCCCAAACAACAGACATTTACTAGTGTACCTATTCACTCATTTGCTTTAAGCTCAATTGTATATGAACGGGTCATTTTTACGAAGCGCCTTCATGCGCTCTTTAAATACTTTTCTTTCTTTCCATAGCCGATAAGGCATCATTACAACGAAAGCACATAACTGAAATGTTTCTTTTATTGACATTTCTTATCTCTATCATCTAGATTTATTTTACTCATAACATTAGTACGAAAAACCATACTGTGTAGAAGATGGCGTACGGTACTCTTGGATGCGAATTAGAGTTCTTCTTGAATACTATCTATCAATCTGTCAATGTTGTCTTTCATTAAGAGTCCTACATTAGCCATCGGCAATTTTTTCCATTTCCTTGTAAAGTGACTCGACAACGTGGTAATCTTTACACAGCTGGTGGACGATGAATGGCATCTCAATTGACATGGAACCCTGTGTATCCATGTTTCGGTATGTGTTCCGCAACTTCACGACGGCGCGCACATACTCTTGTTTTACTGCTTTAAGACACCTCCCGCTTGTAGTTACGTGCTGATTCATTGTTACGATTCAAGCAGAGTCATGTTTATCATTTTTTCATACCGTGATGGAGACACCGTAACTCTTCTCAAGCTCTCGGATGAGATCTTCTAGCTTGCTTAGCATCATGTCTTGAGTATCCATGAAGCTCACCACATTGTTGAACACGTCCCCATACAAGAGGATGTCATCGTAGATCACGGAGATTACGGAGTGCTTGTCAAGGATACGGGACAAGAAGATCTCAAGGCCGTGGTCAGGGTCGACATCACACGAGTCGTCGTCCCCCTCGTGACCTTCGTGACCTTCGTGACTCTTGAGAAAGTTCATACACGACCGGATGATTTGTCCACTATTCGACAAGTACATATTGAGAAGGTTGTCCGCGTCTCGCGGAAGGTGCATCCATTGATCGGGAAGGCCAATATCCGTGTACTTCACATCGCTAAAGGTGAACATACGGTGCTCTTTAAAACAGTACGACCCATCACTGCCACCGGCCGGAATGTAATCGAGGATAGAAATCGCGAGAGCCATTCTTATAATTCTTTTATGCTTTTACTCTTTATCTCAAATCATTTTTTAGCAAGCTCCTCATAGAGTCCAACTTCTTACCCCATGGCATAGTGTGATTCGCAAAGTGATATAGTATAAAATCCACGGATTCTTGACTCTTTTTGGTATTCCTTGACCATGGATCTAAGTTTGTCAAAGGGGTTAATACCGTGTCATTCACGCGTGCAGGCCGTCCCTCTCCCCCTCCTCTCGCATTAAAGTACACATTCATGAACGACTGCTCGTAAAAACTCGTGCCCTTGTACCCCCACATGAGCGCGCTTACATTGCGAAAGTGTGTCCTCATGTAGTCATTCACAAAGAATGCAAATTGACCGCAATTGAATCCATGGACTTTTTGTTGCGCTAACCTAGCCAGTTCTTCGCGTGTATAGGTTTGTAATGAGTAAAAGAGCGACCGATGGGGATCTTTGAACTTGTACTCGCTACACGTGTAAAGGGCTCCCGGATCCCGCATTCTTTGAAAAACATCCTGAATATCCCCTCGGACGACAATGTCCGAGTCAATGTAGAGCACTTTGGTGTATTCATCGATGCGTGCGTAGTCAAAGATATCAACTTTGCGCTTTGATGTCGTTTGCGCATCCGCATTGGGCCCGGTTGTCCATATTGTCACACCTAATTCTCGAAGGGCTGTCTCCACGTGAGGACGGTATGCCTCATCGCACATCACCATGATATCAATCCTCCCGGTCCCGGAACCGCCTCCGTGCTTCCATATGCTCTCAATACACAACCGCGTAAGCTCAACGTACCCTGGATGAACCCCGACGGTAAAATAAACAAGGCACTTCTCTGATTCAGATACCAATGTATTTCGCGCTGATCGTGTAATGCCCGCAGAGACACATCCATCCATACAAGTCAAACCAACGTACACATCATTCGCAAGGCAGAATTCGGAGACGGCGCGCCGCACACCAAAATCATAGTAGTTTTTGGCTTTCAAGGCGTTCATCTCGTAATCGTGGCACACGATCCACCCGTCATCTTTGAGCTTGGGAAAGTACAGTTCGAGGTCTTGTTTGACGGATTTGTAAGAGTGATCCGCATCTAGATATATCAAATCAAACGATCCATCCGCAAACGATTCCACGGCATCATACGAGAATTGGCGATGGATTACTACGCGTTCATCACCTATAAAACGTGTTTTTACGGATTCATATGCGTCCTTCATCACCACGCTTCGAACGTTGTTTCCATCTTGGTCACCAGACATGATTACGCCCTCCCACGGGTCTACCAAATGAAATTCTCTGATGTTTAAAGTGCTCGCAAGAATCTCCGAAAACCCGCCTTGTAAAACACCAACTTCTAAAACCATCAACGGTTCGCTACGCCCCGCAAAAACTTGCGCGATCTCTGCACGGCTAGGCAGAGATGTAAAAGCCATCGGCATCGATTGCAACTTTTGCCTTTCTACATATCTAGAGAGATGCAAATCACGGTGAAAGATTTCACGACAATTTGTTTGAACGGCAAGCCCGCGCGCACGCAACATATCCAAGATTTATCAGCCAGACTTTCGTGGCCCATCATCATTCAATCAGGGGCACCCTTTCCCAATCCCACTTCCACTCCCACCGGCCAAAAGCAAAGGCCGAAGCCGTACACCCTAGGTGCGAAGGGGTTCATAAAGATCATTCAAGACCGCCTTGAACAAGACGTATTCGAGCCATTCATTCTATTAGAGGACGATGTCTCTGAAAGCGCATGGTATTCCCCCGTGATTGACATACCCGATCACATACCCGCCTCGATGGATGCGTTATACTTGGGAGTTTGCGATGCAAGCGCCCACCCAAGTCTCAATACCTATCAAAAGGGGGTCTCATTTCACCCCCTAGACAACAACATAAACATAGTCAAGATTGACAACATGCTCTCCATGCATGCTGTGCTCGTAAACTCCAAGCGGTGGGCGCTTCTTATAATGCGCGCAATGGTCGCCACTATCACGACGGGGATCATATGGGATCAATACATCGCCCGGCAAATGCCGTTTTACAATGTCTATGCCTTGCGCAACCCAATTCTATTCCAAGACCCAAAACTCGGCGGAAACACAGGAACGCACATTTGCCTCGATGATCACCATAAATCAATTCGCGCGCATCTACCCTCAACCATATGTAGCGAATACGAGCCGTGCGTCGAATATCTTACCAATAATTAAGTAATTAGCATGCCTTCGGATATAACGGACCAAGATTGTGAAAGTTGGCGGGCGAATCCCAATGTCAATCCGCAAACGGGGAGACGCATAGAAGTTGGTCGAGATGTCTACCGCCGACTTGAAAGAAGATGTAACGAGACCGCAGTACCCATTGCTCGTACCGCAGCCGCCACCACCGCCACAGCCACCGGCACGGCCGCCGCCGCTGCGACGGAATCGTCCTTGTTATCGGCATTCGAACGTAGCGTTTCGCAAGTTGTCCGAGCAAATTTTGGTGACGCAATTGCTAATTCAATAGGGCGCGCTGCCGTTCGTTCTGTTCAACGATCTCTCCGAAACAATGTCCCCCTTCCTCCTGGGGAACTTGAATCGTTCGCGCATCACCTTGATGAGAACACATTGGATAGATTATTATCCATTCAACAAACCGCTCCCCCCGCGCTCACACCTTCTGAACGCCGTCGTCTCGCCAACGTTGCATCGCCTTCATCGCCCACACCGCGGCCCGCACCGGCCCCGCGTGCTCCTACACAAACGGTTCCACTCGTACCCGGTCAATCGGCTCTAGCACCGCGCGCGAATGCTCCGCCGTTTCAAATGAATTTTCAAAACTTATTGGTCTCGCGATATGAGGTCGATCGATACTTCTCAAGACGGTTACAGCAAGGATTGAATACCATCATCCATCCGAGGAGTGGCAAACGAATTTTGCTGAATACGGAGGTGCTTGCAGGGAACGGACGACAATCTATCGTGTTACGAAATGAGGTATTCGGCGCATGTCAGCATTTTGGCCTTCCAACAGAGCGGGGACCAAATGCCATGGAATTCGTTACAACGGCAATCATCCGGCCATCTGGACCAAGAATGAGTGATTCATCAGCAATAAGTGTTGATAACCTTGATAAGTACGTAGCCGAGGAAGTACGGTTGAACGGGTTCATCGTAAATCCTGTAACATCCCGTAGAATTACGCGTTCAACGACAAGCTTGATATATTTGGACCTCATTCGAATGGCCTACGTAGCCAATCTTGATCTAGATCATTTCAATGCACGTACCACACCCGACCAACCTCAAATGGAAGCTCCCGTAGAGGCCCCCGTAGAATCCCATGCAGCACATGTGGCTCAGCTAATTCAATTACAAATAGTGACACGATTTGGTATTTTTCCGCAAAGCGCTTCGCGGCCCGCAACAGCCCGTACAGGCCCGACACCACGTGCACGCGCAAGCGCCCGACAAGACATTGCCAACGGCCTCAATAGCATTCCCAAAACGGCATTGCTTTCTACTCTAACGAGTCCAACGGATGTTCACATATCATGTATAAGCACGCTCAATAACATCCCACCACCTTTCAAGACCCTAGGTAACAAGCTCCGAGTTCTATGTACAAAACTAAGTAAAGAATGTCAATCGCTTAACACCACACACGAACGTCTCTTGAAGACCGTAAAACAGGCAAGCTCCCCAACCTCCAAGTCGTTTCTAATGATTGAGCCAGAAAACGTGATAGCAAGCATGTTTAAGATATGGAGCACGAGGAACGAGGCCTTTCGTACATCATGGTTCCTTATCTCACCAAAACAACTTCAAGAATCAATGGGCTATTTTAGTGTTATGTACATTCGCCAAAACGGCATAGGTCCAGGAGTAGTTAAAAGCGCTATTCAGCAAGGCATGGAAGAAATTTCCCGTCTAGGATTTTTCGTCAAGTACGATGAGCCAAGTGGACGGGCCTTTGTGAATCCTAATCTTGCCTTATCGGACGATTTCAAACGAATCGCAGGCATCCGTCAAGAGGCCGATTATGTCTCCTTGTACGAGTTCATCGGTAATTTTATCATGTTCATGATGATCTTTAGCACGGGCTTGCCATTCTCTTTATCGCATGCGATTTTGGCGCATATGCTCTACAAGCACGAGGACATTACGAACGATGACTACATTGCGTACTCCATGATGGATTTCCCCGCCGAGTTTGCGGGTCTTGCCAACTTGCTTCGCACACCGGAAAACATAGAGCACGCCTATTTGTCCTTCAATTCCGAGTATGATTTGCGCCCCCAAGACGACGATGTTGACATCGGTAACTTCCGGGAATACCTCGCCGTGCGCTCGAAGCAACGTGCGTTACATACCCTATATCCGAGAGACACGCCACGTGCAGCCCCCGGTCCCGGTCCCTCCGCGGACACATACGAACGTTTCATGGGACTCGTGCGCGGGCTATCACCAATGAGGAAGTTACTTCGCCATGAAAGAGTTTCGATCCCCATGTTGGATAAGTTCCTCACATCCCAAACAATATCACCGGCAACAGTGATGGATTTGCGTGAAAACTTTCAAAGATCGATGCGGGCGCGGTCAACAATTGAGGTTAAGGTAACGGATACTATGTCGGAGATTCTCTCGGACATGGGGGAGAGGTTCCCATACGAGGCAAGAGGTATGGAACGCCCGTCAACTAGTAAAGACCGCCGAGTGGTATTCTTGGACTTCATAGAGCGATTGCTGATGTTTTGGTCAAGTCTAAAAAGCTATTCGAATAATATGCACTACGTCGTCCGCGTAAAGAGTCGTGCTCAGTATTCCTCCACAAGGCGGTACACGGACCGCGAATTCGAAAACATGTTTCCCGAGTCCCACACGTGCATGACCTTGATTGATATCCCGGAATCCATCCACGACAACTTCGAAGTTCTATACACTCGGCTCGTGCTTGCATGCTACAATGTCGAGGCAGGTATGGGCAACCTTGGCGGGGCGCTACCGCCCGTACGAAAAAACAAAAGTAAAAAACCCAGCAAATCCACCAAATCCAGCAAATCAAGTAAGTCCACTAAATCAACCAAATCCACCAAATCACATGCTTAGGAATAAGAACATTACACGCCAAATCACATGCTTAGGTTGTTGTTTTAGTCCCACCTGATTGGGATCCGAATTCTAATTCTTCTAATTCTTTTTCCAACTCCTCATATGTGACTTCAAGGTACGGTGTGATCGAGTTAAGAGTTTGTTTCATGTGTGCGTCGCCCTCCAAGTCTTTTTGAATTATCTCTTCAATGGACATAGACAATTCCTCATCACCCGGCCGACTCATACAACCACCTCCACCGCCTTGACCACTAACATCAATCCGTTTCAACGCAATACGTTGGAAAGCAATGCGCTTCATTAGCTCCTCCATCGGCTTTTGAAGTGAAAGAATAGAGCAAAATGGATCCATTGTGTATGGTTTGAGCGCACGGTAAACTTCGCCATGTGCCGAGACGGCCTGTTGGATCTCGCTCACGTCCGGCTTACGAAGTCCGCTATTTGCCAACATTTCGAGGACCAAAGGCAAATTCGTCATGGTCTTGTAGCGATCATTGATAACGGACACTTGGCGAAAGACACCCATAATATATGCTTTCTTGGCATCCATGTCACCACTCACAATTCCCAAATATGCTTCTATGGACCATCTTTCCTTCACTGACTCGACGAGGCTAGCTATTCCGGACATTGCATTCCTATAGGTTTGAAAGGCCGTGGCATACGTGTCTCCGCCCTCATCTCCGCCGCCACCACCACCTCCGCATCCGCCTCCTTTCTTCTTTGAAATAGAAACAATAAATGGCAAAAGTGAAATTCGTCCTTTGCGCGTACCATACCAAGCGAAGACCGCGTGTTTCTTTTGCAACATCACACTACTAAGCATCAAGATATTCTCTTTGCTTTGTACAGACAATGCCCACAATAGCAATCATCACACGCGCAGACCACACAGTCGCAACATTCTACGAGGATGTTGAACCAAATCAAGCTAAGTTTGGGGGACCATGGGGTTGGCCGGATCACACAGTCCACGTGGAAGTCCCAAGCTCTATGGATCCGAGCGTTGTTCGCGCGGTCCCGTTAGGTGAAAAAGAGTACACGTTTGAAGTGGACGATGAGAAACTTCAAACAAAGTTGACTCAACAATGGCAACAGCTCCGATGGGAGCGCAACAGCCGTCTCGCAAATTGTGACTGGACGCACACTCTTGATGCGCCTATAACGCTTGAGCAACGGGAGTCATGGGCAGAGTATCGCCGGACCCTGCGCGCTCTTCCGGGACTCACTGTGGACCCCTTCAAGCCCATGTGGCCCTTGTCACCCTCCGATCCCGTCCCCGTCCCCATCCCCGTCCCCATCCCAACCGAAGTCACAGAGCCAGTCCCCGAGGAAGTCACGGTTCCTATCCCCACCGAGGTCCTTGAACCAGTCCCCCTTGAGGTCACGGAGCCAGTCCCCACAGATGTCCTTGAACCAGTCCCAACAGAGGTCCTTGAACCAGTCCCCACCGAGGTCCTTGAGCCAGTCCCCGCCGAGGTCCTTGAACCAATCCCCGCTGAGGTCCTTGAACCGGTCCCCACCGAGGTCACGGAGCCAATCCCGGCTGAGGTCCTTGAACCAGTCCCAACAGAAGTCCTTGAACCAGTCCCCGCCGAGGTCCTTGAGCCAGTCCCCGCCGAGGTCCTTGAACCAGTCCCAACAGAAGTCCTTGAACCAGTCCCCGCCGAGGTCCTTGAACCAGTCCCAACAGAAGTCCTTGAACCAGTCCCCGCCGAGGTCCTTGAACCAGTCCCAACAGAAGTCCTTGAACCAGTCCCCGAGGAAGTCACGGAGCCGGCCCCTGAACCAGTCCCAACCGAGGTCCTTGAATAAATAACTATGAAATCACCCAAAACGGACCTTATTCGGACAAAATTCACTTCTTTTTCAGTCTCCACACAGGTCCGCAACTACAAAGACCAACATTCAGCCCGCACTCAGCCCGCACTCGGTCCGAATTTGGTCCGCTGTTCGCTCACATAAAAGGGGTGTAAAGAAGTCCGCACATGGTCCTAAAATAGTCCGCGCGCAATCCCATGATCATCATCGAGGTTGATATGGATTCCAACAAAAATGCCATCCATTTCTTATCAAAATACACATCCGCAAAGTATGTGTCTCTTGTGGACACGCAGTGCAAGCAACCCATTATACCAATTCAATGTCAGCTCATGACGCAATTTCCAAATCGTTTCCATATGCTTATGCTCGACAAAACAGACTTCCAACATGCCATTCAGGAGATTTCTTGGTTGAATGAAATAACAAGCAATGAGCCCGTTTACGTAATCACACAATCACATAAACAATAAACAGTAATAACTTCAATACCGGAATGAGTCCCCCATTCGCAGAACATGCAGCCCGGTGGGCGGGGCAATACATCTACACCTCCCCTTGGTTGTTTTGCAAGGATGACTATGGAAGGTTTGATCTCGTTGATCGCGTGAACATTGAATTCACAAATATGGATGAAGTTGAAATATCAAGTTTCATTTCCGAATTTGATGGGCGAAATCCAACATCTTTCGTCAAAAATAATGCGATTCAAGTTGATAGAAACAAGTACTCCCGATGGGAGGATCTTTTTGAGTTCCAATGGCATCCATTAACACTCCATCTTGTTCGAGAAGATGCCAATCATGCCATGGCATATTTTACAGATACGAAAGGTCGTAAAAGTATCAGTATGTTTTCGCAAGTGAATGATGACTTGGGTGTCACGTCCAAGCACCCTGACGATCTCAATGATTCTAAAGATTCTATTCCTTGGTTTCATTTTGTAGTTTAGTTATCCGAAAATCGCACTTACCGCGTAAGTATGTCCGCGTTTAAAAATCCGCTTAAAACCTTTGGCATACAAAGAGGTAGTTTAGTACCGAATGGCCGTAAAAATATTCTTTCATGCGTGTGCGATAAATCACTATGCGCAAGTCACTCATGAGCTCCTTCAAGCCATTATGCTCAGCGGACTATATGAAGATGTTCAGGCCATTTATTGCTTTGTAACCGGTCCGGATGAGGTGGCCGTTCGGGCCCTTACCAACCTGCTTTTTGAGTATGGAAAGAAAATTCATGTGGTGAAAATTAGCGTAGACGACCGGACCTTTGAGCGGTTCACGCTAACAAATATTCACAAATACGTTGAGAAAGATGACCGCGTTCTTTACATTCACACCAAGGGCGTGACTCATACGGATGCAAGCAAGGTCTCAAATACATCTATTTGGAGACGCGCGATCACGTATCACCTGATCGGCAAGTACAAGCAATGCTTGAATACTCTTGGGCCATGCGATGTAGTTGGAGCTCTTTACAACGCAAATCCCGCTCCTCATTTCCAAGGTAACTTTTGGTGGGTAACGGGAGCGTATTTCCTAACATTGCCAACAACGATTGGCCCGGGATACCTCGAGCCCGAGGTGGCATTTCTGTTCCAAAACAACCCGCGCTACTTCTCGATGGCTCAAGTCCCGCGGTCTATTAATGACCTTTACAAGGAACCGTTCTATCCGCGATACTATATTGATACACCGGCCCAACATCTTTCTCTCACTTCGAGTCAAAGTTCTCCTTAGCGATCCGTACGCACTGATCAAATATAGGCATGACTTTGTCCGGCACGAACTCCATGTACCCATTATCTTTCATGTCAACATGAACTTGTTTTTCCGCGAATGCGCTCAACCACGCAGTTAATGCTTGGCGATCGCTATAAACACACGCCCTCCCACCAAGGATGTCCAAGTGCCCATCCGCTGCGTAACCAAATGACCGATGAATACACGGCGAGGTTATGATGGGCTTCCCACATACGGCAAATTCCCCAATTGCGCATCCAAATGTTTCGCCGTCAATACGAGCATGTAACATGGCATCGCATGTATTAATGAAGGCGCGCTTTAGTGAAAGATCCGATGTGCCTTTCACGTAAACAATGTTTCGGATTTCGGCCATATCACTGAACGGCATGGTGTTCATGAAGACAAACCATACATTGGGGTGTTCCCGCGCAAACTCCATGACGGCCTCTTTGACCCATGGGATAGAAAATGTCATGTAGCCACCGTAACGCCCAAACACCACTGCGTCCTCTGGGATGTTGAAAGTTTTACGGAAGCTCTCGTCGTGGTTCATGATGAGCAATATATTGGGAAGCACAACGGTCTTTCCGTTTGCCGGATTATGTGGAACGGACGTTGAAATAACCGTATGGCAATCACCGAGCTCAACCATCCCATTGAAGATACAATGAGTCACAACCGGGAATCCTTTGGGTAATAGGCGTTTCTCGTCCTCGAAACCTGCCAAATACATATAGCACACTTCGATGCCATGCTCCCGCAACGCGCGCTCCAACGGCTCACCAGATCCGGAAACATGAATCAAGCGACCTTTGTCTTTGAAATGCTCAAAAGGGCGCACAGCCTCCTCGCGGTTTTGAGGCTCGTGAATGTTTGGATCGGCCTCGGAATCATCGTCGTACACGAACACCCAACTCTCATGTCCCATGGATCCTACACCATCGCTGAAGTACGCAAATGCCCACAGTACCACATCTGCTCCGCGCAAGGTGTACCGAGGTGCTAGAAACCCAATTCGCATCCGTCTCAAACGACTTCTATCACTTCCTTGGTTTCGTATTTCTAAATACCCACCCAATTTACATAAGGACTATGGATTTATACTAACATATCATGAGTCTCACGCTTTTCTCAAACTCCCTCATGGGGAAATACGTGCTGGTGCGGAGCTACGACTTGTGCGAAGACCCGCCATTGCGCGTGGAATACTTGTACGACCACAATGCTCCGATCTACGACTATCTTCACACGAGCGACCGCAAAAAGATCAAAGTTGTTTGTTTGAGCACGGGGACGTATAATATCCTCTATGACTCCCATGTTTTCAACCTTCATGTCTACCGCGTTCAAACGGGAACGCAACTCTTGGTCAACAAGGAGGGGGACATCATCTACCAAATAGATATTACAATGAGTGAGACCCATCCGATCCCGCCCTCGCCACCACCCCAACAAGAGACCCGCACTGTCCAAGAGATCTTAGTGGACTTTGTTGACCACTGCAAGACGCACGTTGAAGCGAAAATGAAAAACTATTGCCGGGACGCGGGCAAAACCATCAAAAAGTTCATCTTTGACACGTGCGACCACGGCTATTGGAGTGTTCTCAACATCACCAATAAACGCCCATTGGAGTCTATCTTCTTGCCTACGGAGGTGAAAGAAACACTGCTTTCCAAAATATTACACTTTGCGTCCGACCAAGGTCGAGAGGAGTATGGGCGCTTCAACGTCCCGTACAAGATGAATGTTCTCTTTCACGGCCTTCCAGGGTCAGGGAAAACGAGTTGTATTCATGCCATAGCATCGAGCATTGACTCTGACATTGGCATCATACACTTTGGGAAGGCCATGGACGACACCATGCTCACGCGCGCCGTCAACTTGATGTCCAACCTTGATAAGTGTCGTGTTCTCGTTTTGGAGGACATCGATTCTTTGTTCAACGACGACCGAAAGGCCCATGACACTCTTAAGAATGCCGTGACGATGAGCGGGTTGCTCAATTGCCTCGACGGCTTGTCTCGCAACGAAGGCATCATAGTTTTCATGACTACGAACCGTAAGGACGTCTTGGAGGATGCAGCCTTCTTGCGATCGTCACGTGTTGATATAGACCTTGAATTTACGGACGCAAGCCATGACCAAATGCGACAGATGCTAGACTACTACTTCCCCGAGCACATGAAGAACGCAACCCCAACGGCCGTTGAAGACCTCATCGCATCCTTCCGAACAAAAACGTGCACCACTGCCGTCCTCCAACAATACTTCTTTGAGAACCGCAATTGTGACAACATTTTGAGTCTCCGAACATTCAAAGCTTATTGTGATAGCATTAAGAACAAAAATAAGGAAAGTAAAACTGGAAATACACTTTATACGTAACGTAGCACCGTCGTGACTTATTTTTTGATCATCGTGAACATCAGCACGCTTTCTTCATTGTAACTATCGCCCACGTAATGATAGCCTTTATATTCCAATGTAACAAGCCGTTTTGTTCCACGTTTTCCAAGTGCCACAATCGGTGCATCCGTATATCCAGTGCGCGTATCCGGTATCGTAACGGATGCTTGCGGTTGAAGAAAACTCTCAAAGTGGAATGGGAGGACTCGGGTCATGAATAGATCCCCATCCTCGTTCACGTCTCTTACGTAAATGATGCCCTTCACTCGATCAACACTTCGGTTGTAGTAAGTGAACAACATATAATCAAGCCCATCGACCGCCATGGGAAACATGCGGCGAAGCACATCCATCACCTCGGCTGTAGACTTGCGCTCAACTTCCCATTCATCACCTCGCCAAGTGTCGTAAATCCATTTTGTCACAAAGTGGTTGAATAGATCGAATGAATCTGAAGTAAACATGCTCACCCTTGCTTTTCTCTTTTTATAATATGGCATTTTCTCCTTAGATCACGTCGCTCCTCACGCGTCACGCTTTTGGGGAGAAGAATTCTCTTAGTTTTTTAACTTGGTTTTGAGACAACACTTCGCGAAATGGTTCAATGTCTCTGAATAAGCTTTTGGGAATTTGTGTGAGGTTAGGAAACTCTTCATATGCCTCTGCTTCGGCTTCGGCTTCGGCTTCGGCTTCCAGTGCCTCTGTCGCTCCCGTTATCTCCTCCACTTTTTGAGGTCGAACATTTTCGAACGGATCGGAGGTGTCGCTCGAAGTTTGAATGGGATGACTTGCTCCTTCATCGTCACTCCACCCATCCCCTGTGGTGCCTTCGTCACCGCCTTTGTCTTCGCTATCACCTTCGGTGTCGCCTTCATCGCCTTCATCGCCTTCGCTGCTACTGCTACTATTGAGTTCCATGTGCTCAATGTCTGTCATCCACTCAATCTCTTGGCCGAATTTGCCACGAATGCGCTCTTCAAGAGATTGCATATCCCCTTGTAGAGTGGTCACATCATCCTCAAGTGGCGGAAGCTCAAGCATGTGCTTTTGAAAGTTTTCGTACATGGATTTATCTTTTAGCAAACGCATGACTGCACCCGCACTCGGTTTCCAAAAGTCCTTAAGATAGTCAGGCATGGATTGCCGAAATTCGCGGTACTTATACCATGTTATTCCGTTTTCAACAGTGATACTTATGAGCTTGAGAGCCCATACGAATTGAAGGGCGAAAAGGCCAACCATAGATGGAAGTATGACCATTGACTCACCCGGTGTCAAGATGCCAGCATCATGTGCCAAAAATACGTCATTCACAATCATGTCAAGGAATGTCAAGATACGAACATAGACAAACGCACATAAGAAGAATAGGGACGACGTGAACCTGAATGAGATACTATTAGAAATGTAGCCTAGCCGGAACAAGCTCAAAGGCAGGTTTGTAATGTTGAGCATGGTCGATAAATAGACTCCAAATGTCATAAGGTTGCTCATGTAGCAAGTTAGCAACAAAGATATCGCAAGCACATGGTGGACCACGAAGTCCGCACGACACGCGACCGGCTTCAGAAGCATCTCAAGAAAGTCATAGCAATAGTAGCACAGCTCAAGAACGATGTGCGAAACGAGCCACATCTGCTCCTCGGCGTGCTTGTCAAAGATACTCATGAAATTAAAACTATAAGATAAGGCAACTACACCGTGCGCGATTAGAACATTGTACATAAGGGTGTCCACCGTAATTTCGCGCAACTTCCTACGGTTGCTAACAAACGTCTCAAAATGCTTCAAAGGAACGGTGTGTCCAATGATTTTAGTAGCCCAATAAACAGCAGAATGTACGCCCCATAGTGAGCACAATGAAAGCACATTCATCTTTAACAACACAACTTGAAAATATAGTAAGTTTTGTACTTAAGTAGTCTTAGTCTTTGCCGTAGTTCCTCTCAATCGCGTTTGGTATGGTACAGTGCGGCATAGCCTAGCCTAGCGTATTCTATTCAAAACGAATGCACCAAACCCTATGATAACATCAATGAGAAGCACAATCCATGCGGATTCGTTCTTGCAAAGGGCCAAGCCCGCAAAGAGAGCATACAACATGCCATGAACAGGCCTCAAATCATTCCACCAAATCCTATCACCGAACACCTCCGGTCCCGTTTTTCGAATACCTCCTATGTATATTACCAAGAACCCTATGGCCGGTAGAAGAGCGAGCGCCCCCATGTACGGCAAATACATGGGAAAATTGTATGCAATCCACACAAGTAATGATCGCGTCCCCATACATCCGATGAGAAAGAGAAGTAAACGCTTTCTTTCATTCTGATCTTTCATGCTATATACATACAGACAGATCATTCTCATAAAAATAATGAATTATTAGTAAAGCAAACCAAAACCAAATGTCACAATGGATTGATAAAATATTGCCAATCACATTATGTATCAACTACTCCGATATCTTGGATATTACGCTTAGGGCTAACCACGAGTTCTTCCAAGAATTCATCGTCATAACAATCGCCGAAGACCAAAAGACTCGTGAGATCTGTCAACAGTACCAAAGTGTTACCGTGGAGCTCACTGATCAACTTCATGCGAATAACGCAAAGTTCAATAAGTCCGCCATTATCCACCACGTCCAAAAGAAGTACCATGCGTCTCATGCGGATCACTGGATTCTTCTTTTGGACGCGGACATCCTTCTGCCACCAGAGTTTCCAAAATGGCTCGATCGGACTCAAAAAGTCTTCAAAAAGATAGACTTACATGCCCTTTACGGAATTCAAAGAAGAGATTACACAACTCCCGAGAATCTCAAGTCCAACATTTCGATTCCGTACGACCATACCTTCGTTGGGTATTTCCAGTTATACTTTGACAAAAATAAATATTACCCCACTACGTCACAATCGTGTGGCGAGTGCGATAGCACATTTATGACCTCGTTCAAACAAACCCAACGAATCAAACTACGTACTCGCGACCCAAATGATCACGTGTGCCACCTCGGAGTGAACACCTTGAATTGGACGGGGCGCGTAACACCGTCATTCATCTAACGGTCAGCGGTCTTCATATTTCGTCACCACAAGGTTCTCATACATAACAACGAAAGGATCGGACAACGCAAAAATCTTGTCTTTTTTATCCCATTCGTACTTTACCCGAATGCTCTCCATTGTTTTCAAAAGTTCATCCTCGGGCATATCATACAAGTCCTCGCACCATTCTTCGTAATTCGTATTATTGATGTTGTATACACGAAATACACGCATGATCGAGCTTGCTTTACAAAGCATAGCTCAAAAGGCCTAAATCATTTTTCCATAATACGCTTCATTACGCTATTAGTCTAGTTCCTCCATCTTTCCTTCCACACCCGCCTCACCACCCTCGCCCACCTTGCCCTCACCATCCACCTCACCATCCACCTCGCCCTCGACCTCGCCTTCGTCGTCTACATTGAGACCCACCTCAAGGAGGCGGTGGACACGGCGAACAAACACGGTAGGGTCCTCCATGGTGAAGCCGGAGTTGATGACCGCTGTTTCGTAAAGAATGTTGATTAGGTCGCGCGTCGAGGCCTTTTGGGACTCCTCCGGATCCGCAAGTCGCTTTTGAATGGCCCGCACGAGCTTATGATCGCCATTGATCTCTAGGATCTTCTTGGAGGACATGTATCCGGCCATTTGGTTGCTTTGGAGGGCTTGAGCTTTCATGATGCGCTCCATGTTGGCCGACCAACCGTACTCGCTCGTCACAAGGACGGCCGGCGTATCCGTAATGCGCCCCGATACGCGCACATTTTCCACCTTCTCGCCAGTGCCGTTGATGATCTCCTTCATTTTCTCACACGTCTCCTTGAAGCTCTCTTCACGCGCCTTCTTTTCCTCCTCGGTCTCGTCATCGAGAAGCGCGCCCTCCTTGGTCACGCATACCATCTTCTTGTCTTTGTACTCGCGCAGACGTTGCATCATGTACTCGTCAATGGCATCGACCATGTAAAGGACCTCGTAGCCCTTCTTGCGGAGCTTCTCGGTGAACGGCGAGCTCTTTACTTGTGCCATGTTCTCCCCAATGATGTAGTAAATTGTCTTTTGATCCTCCTTCATGCGAGTGACATAGTCATCGAGGCTCGTGCGATCCTCTCCGGACTTGGACGAGTGGAAACGCAGGAGATCGACGAGCTTGTCCTTGTTTTTCTCGTCGTCGTACACGCCCAGCTTGAGGTTCTTGGAAAAGTTGTCGTAGAACACTTTGAAATCGTCGGGCTTGTCGACAGCCATCTCAGTGAACATCTCCACGCATTTCTTGACCACATTTTTCTTGATGACTTTCATGATATTGTTTTGTTGAAGCATTTCGCGCGACACGTTCAGCGGGAGGTCATCCGAATCCACAAGGCCTTTCACGAACGATAGCCACTCCGGGATCAGGTCTTCGCTGTTGTCCGTGATGAACACACGGCGAACGTAGAGCTTTAGGTTGTTGCGTTTATCGCGCCCAAACATCTCAAATGGAGTGCGCTTGGGGGTGTAAAGGAGACCGCGGAACTCGAGGCCACCCTCCACGGTGAAGTGCTTTCGTGCAAGAGGCTCCTCCCAGTCGTTGCAAAAGGCCTTGTAGAAAGCATTGTACTCCTCGG